AGAAAGACTATCGGTGCTCAAAAACTCATTATGGATCTCCTAAAGGAGAGGGCAGAGACAGGTCGTATTTACATTATGAATATTGATCACTGCAATAGTCATTCTTCTTTTAAAGATAAAGTAAGTATGTCTAATCTCTGCCAAGAAATTACTCTTCCAACAGATCCTCTTCAACATATTGATGGCAAAGGAGAAATTGCTCTCTGCATTCTTTCTGCAATCAATGTTGGTAAGGTTAAGTCTGATAATGAATTGGAAGAGTTATGTGATTTATCTGTCCGTGGATTGGAAGAATTGATTGACTATCAGAAGTATCCTATCCTTGCAGCAGAACTTGCTACAAAGGCACGTAGATCCCTTGGAGTAGGGTTTATTGGTCTAGCACATTATCTTGCTAAACTTGGATACTCATATGACTCACAAGAAGCATGGGATGCTGTTCATGGATTGTCTGAGTCGTTCCAATACTTTCTTCTCAAGTCATCTAATGAACTTGCAAAAGAGAAGGGTGCTTGTGAAGGTTTCCCACGAACAAAATATGCAGATGGAATTTTGCCCATAGATACATACAAGCAGGATGTAGACGATATCTGTTCTATTAAATATCAACATGATTGGGAAACTCTTAGGGAATCTATCACTACCCACGGTCTTAGGCACTCAACATTGTCCGCACAGATGCCTTCAGAAAGCAGTTCCGTTGTGTCAAACGCAACCAATGGAATCGAACCACCTCGCGGATACTTGTCCATTAAAAAATCAAAGAAGGGTCCTCTTAAGCAGATTGTTCCCTCATACACTTCTTTAAAGAACAATTATACCCTTCTCTGGGATATGCCTAGCAACACAGGATATATTAATATTGTTGCAGTGATGCAGAAGTTCTTTGATCAAGCGATTAGTGGGAACTGGAGTTATAATCCAGAACATTATCCAGAAAATGAAATTCCAGTATCGGTGATGGCAAATGACTTTTTAACCACATACAAATATGGTTGGAAAACATCATATTATCAGAACACTAATGATTTAAAGTCTGACGAAATTGAAGACAAATCTTCTTTAGAATCTTTAATTGCAGATTTGGAGGATGCGGAAGAAGATTGTGAGAGTTGCAAAATTTAAATACTAATACATATAACACTGGAGAAATTTCAAAAATGCAATACGACTTCGTAGATTCTAATCTTGGTTCTATGGGAACATCCGTAAAAGGTGTGACGGTATTTAATACTGATCAGGTAAATACTAAAAAACAACCAATGTTCTTCGGTAAACCTCTGGGCATTCAGAGGTATGATTCATATAAATATCCAATTTTTGATAAACTAACTACTCAACAACTGGGTTATTTTTGGAGACCAGAAGAAGTTTCGTTGCAGAAAGACCGTGGAGATTATCAGACACTTCGTCCAGAACAAAAGCATATCTATACAAGCAACCTCAAGTATCAGATTATGCTTGACTCCATACAAGGGCGTGGTCCTGGGATGGCTTTTATACCTTATTGCAGTCTACCCGAACTAGAAGCATGTATGGAAGTCTGGGGATTCATGGAAATGATCCATAGTCGTTCATACACATATATCATCAAGAATGTCTATGCAGACCCTTCTGAGATCTTCGATAATATTGTCACCGATCCTCGCATTCTAGAACGTGCCGCAAGCGTTACAGAGTCATATGATGACTTTATCAATAATGCTCATCAGTATGATAATGGCACCATGTGGGAACTTGCTACAGAGGGTCACTATGCTGGTCGATATGATCGTCGTGAGGTAAAGCGTAAACTTTATAGGGCAGTTGCTAACGTTAACATTTTAGAGGGTATTCGATTCTATGTTAGTTTCGCTTGCAGCTTTGCGTTTGGCGAACTTAAACTTATGGAAGGGTCCGCTAAAATTATCTCTCTTATCGCCAGAGATGAGAACCAGCATCTTGCAATCACTCAAAACATTCTGAACAAGTGGAAGAAGGGTGATGATCCTGAAATGAAGCAGATCATGAAAGAGGAAGAAGAATGGACTTATCAAATGTTCGATAGAGCAGTAAATGAGGAGAAGAAGTGGGCGGACTATCTATTTAAAGACGGTAGTATGATTGGTTTGAATGATAAACTTCTTCAGCAGTATGTTGAATGGGTCGCTAATCGCCGTCTTAAGGGAATTGGATTGAATCCAGTATATGATATTGCTGCTAAAAATAATCCTTTACCCTGGACAGAGCATTGGATCTCTTCTAAGGGACTTCAAGTGGCACCTCAAGAAACTGAAGTAGAATCTTATGTTGTTGGTGGAATTAAACAAGATGTTAAAAAAGATACCTTCTCAGGATTCCAACTCTGATTGGAGAATTGAGTATCTAGAAATGATGGGAACCCAACTCAATCCTTTTCAAAAGAGATTGCTTGAGGAGGGTCCTCATAAACTTACAGATGCTTGGGCACTTCAAGCAATGCGATATGATTGGAAGAGAAAAAATAATAAATAATATTATCTAAAAGTATTTTTTCCCGTCATGGATTTTAGAACGCTCAAAGAGGAATATACAAGCATTTATAAGTCTTCCCCTCAAATTTTGTCTGAAGACACTGAAGAATTTGAAGTTATTGATGAAGAATATGAAGCAGAACTAGATGCTTTAGTTGATGAAGATCTCTTGGAAGAAGTTGTACTTGAACTCCTTGATGAAGGTTTGACCGAAGATCAGATTGTTGAAGCATATGTAGAATTAATTGAAGCAAAAGTTACTTCAGGTAGAGGTGGAAGAGTTTCACTTTCTAGTGACCCAGAAGGTCCTAAAGTAACTTCTGGATCTGGAAGTAAAATGGCGGCAGCGAAAAGACTTGCTGGTATGAAGTCTGCTAAGAAGATTGCTAACGCAAAGGCGAGAAAGGAAAAGGTAAAGGGTGCTATTAATACTGTAAAGACTACTGCATCCAATAAAGTTAATAAGGCAAAGTCTAAGGTCGCCATGGGTGCTCTGAAGGCAACGGGAACCAAACTGAAGGGTAAGAAGGGTCAAGATCTATCTTACAATCAGACCATGACTGGTTACAAGTCTGTAAGAGACAAGGCGAAGTCAGCGATTAAAGCAAAGGCAAAGGCAAAAGCAGCAGAAGCAGGAAACAAGGCAAAATCTGCTGCTAAGGCGGCAGGAAGCGCAGCGAAGACTGGTGCAGCAGTTGCTGTAGGTGCAGGTGTAGCAGCAGGTAAGGCAGCGAAGAGTGCTGCAAGTTCTGCTAAGAAGGAAGTCCAGAAGAAGGCAGCATCTGCAGCAGTCTCTGGATATGCTGCTGCAAAATCTGCTAAGGATAAAGTTTCTGACGTTAAGAATAAAGCAAAGCAATCTATTAAAAATAGAATTGCTAATGCAAAGCGCAATGTAAAAGGTGCAGTTGGTAAAGTGGCACGTAACGTTGCTAATAAGGCGGGTGGAGTTGCTACCAGAATGGGTGAAGAGACTAACTATGATTCAATTCTTAAGTATCTCTACCTTGAGTGTCATGCCGAGACTTTGGAAGAGGCAGAGAAGATAATGGTTGACCTTACTCCAGAAGATATCCAAGTGATTTTAGAGGATTGCTAAACTCAATACTTTATTAAGAGACCTCCGAAAGGGGGTCTTTTTTTTATCTAAATATGCTAAAGTGGGTAATATAGATGGTAGATTATGAAAATCCTTGGATCTACATGGAACGAGCTTTTGATAGTGATGATGTTGGGGACTACTTTGGTTTTGTTTATAATATTACCAATCTCACAAACCAACGACAGTACATTGGGAGAAAGTATTTTTGGTCCTTCAGAACACCGAAGGGAAAAAAGCGCAAAGTAAAACAAGTATCTGATTGGAAAAAGTATTATGGATCTTGTCCAGAACTTAAAGAAGATGTTGTCAAATTTGGTAAACAGAATTTTAGTAGAACTATCATCAGCCTTCATAAAACGAAGGGCAAAACTAATTTTGAAGAAACCAGACAGCTCTTCGGGAACAATGTCCTCATCGAATCACTTGACGACGGAACCCCTGCCTACTACAATAGCAACATCCTCAGCAGGTACTACCGAAAGGACTATTATGGCAGAGATGACGACTGAAGAAATTGTATCCAAGGTCAACACTTGGGCAATGGATCGGGTTACTGATATCATGACATCATCAGACTCTAGTACTGAGGATATCAAAAATGCTATTGCTATTGCTAGTGAATTTGATGAATGGTTTGATGATGGTGAGCAGGGAGGTGACATTGAAATCATGTCAATTGAGAAGTATTGACACATAAATAATAAAATCCCATTTAATATGGGACCATCCAAAAGAAGTTTCCTGATGCCTATTACTACTTGTGTTATATTTTGTGACTTCTTGTTGGCTACCTACAATTCCGTATGTCTAACTTAACTAGGGATGCTCTAATTAAAACTATCGTTGCAGAAGAGATGAGGATGTGTATGCGTGGATGTGATTATACCAACCAACTTAAAAGTACTTACCGCTATTGGGAGAACTTATCAAGTGAAGATCTCTGCAACAAGTATAATCAGATCCACAATACTAATGTAACTGTGGATTGTTTGCAACCTAAATATTAGAGCGTTGTTCTCTGCACATGGCCGATAATAAGCCCAAAGTAGAGAAGCAAGACGATGATGATAAAAGTGAAGTTCTTGGTAATCTGGTGAAAGTCGTTGTACTTATTTGGTCTGCTTCTTTACTCACATTTTCTTACGTCAGACTTCCAAACGGACAAAAGATTCTTGATTTTGATCCAACTTTTATAGCTTCAGTTTTTTCTGGATCTTTAGCTGCTTTTGGATTGAGTCCTGCTAAAGCTGGTGGGGGTAACTCTTCTACTAAAAAGAAGCAAGATGAACCACCTGTCGTATCTGCTATTGACAAACCCAAATCTTCTTGATACACTCATGATGTCCACATGACTAAGGTTATGAATTTCTTTGTTATTGCCTCCATGTTGGCAGTCTCTGGGAGCTCCATGCCAGGTACTCCCACACCTCCTCCTGTAGAAGCACCAGTAGTTCAGTATGAACCTACTTGGAAGTGTGAAGACTGTACTCCAGAAGAACAGTATGTTCTCTCACAACTTCAGGAGCATACAAAGATCTTTGATCGTAATGCCCTTGCTACACTGATGGGTAACATCAAGCAGGAGAGTAAGTTCATCTCCAACATCTGTGAAGGTGGTGCTCGCGTATCCTACACTGAATGTAAGGTTGGTGGATATGGTTTGATTCAGTGGACTAGTATTGGTCGCTACAAGGGTCTTGGAAACTTCTGTGCTAAATACGTGTGCGATCCCAGTAGTCTGGAAGGTCAGACTCGCTGGATGATTAACGAACCTATCTTCCAACGTGTTCTTCCTATATTTGAAGGGCATGATCAAAGTATTTCTTATTATATGCGACCTGCATATACATGGTTGGGATGGGGTATCAAAGGCAACCGAGAGGTTTATGCTTGGAACTATGCAAAGAAACTTGTATTGTCGTAAGTAGTAGATTAACTTTATAGGAGACTGAACAATGAGCGGAGTACCTACAGACGCACTTAACGATTGGGGTCATAATGATCTTGATGGGTTTGCCAATTATATTGGATCCCCTATTGAACATATTAGGAAACTATCAAAAAAGAATGAAATTGTAATTAGAAAAGAAAATGGTGAAGATGTGGTTGACGAAGAAGAGATTGACTGATATAATTAACACATGACTCAGTAGCTCAGCTGGATAGAGCAACTGCCTTCTAAGCAGTCGGTCGTTGGTTCGAGTCCGACCTGAGTCGCTTAAATAATAAACTATGTTATACCCTTTACCCGATAAAGAATATATTTACCACGTAGTCATGGGAAGATTCTTTACACAAGAAGAAATCAATCCTGCACTTAATTTGCTTAGTCTTAATTACGAATTGATTCGTGATGAGTTTAGGTCTGTTAAAGAAGGATTGGTTTGGACAAATTGGCATGGTAAGAATCAATATACTAGCATAGAGAAAAATCCATACGCAGGTTGGCAAGTTGCTGCTCTTTATGGGGAGTATGACTCTAATGAAGACTACGATCATATTGCCAAAATGGAGAAGGTATATGATCAGGCATGTTATATTGATCCAGAGAAAGAAATTTTATACACGCAAAATGCTGTAAAGATGCCTAACTTGTTTAAGTTGGCATATGAATCTGGTATTTTCAAGAGAGTTGGAATCAGTGTTCTGCATCCTGGCAAATCTATTCCTTGGCATGTTGATAATGATCCAGAACATCCAGACTATGCTGTTATACGGGGTCTATGGGGAATAGATGTTAATCCTCAAAACAATGAAGTATGTACTATATCTTTAGACACTAAAGATAGTGGAGTCTTAACTGAAGATTTTCTTCCTAATAGATATCATTTCTTTTGGGGAAGAACGCCACATATGGTACATAATAATCTTACTACTCCCAGATACTGTTTATGCTTTGATATTGAAGTTAACAGGAATGATCTGCTCTAAATAATATTACTTCGTTTGAAGGTGATGAATCCAGTAATTTTAATCGGTTGCTTTACACCGCTGGTTATTATTTTTTTAGTAATGAAACTCGCGGTGTGGGTATCTGCAGTTAATTCAGAAAACTCTTATGTCGGAAAAGAACCCTTCAGGAAAAGAGGACCCTTTGTGGCAGATGCATATGCGGACGTTGATGAAGAGGAAGAAGAATTTACAGATCGCACAGACTATCGATGAAGCGATTAGCGAGTGGTATTCGCTTCATAACTTACCAGTTCCTGATTGGAAACAAAAAAGAGATCCAGACTGGTGGATCGATTATCTAAAAGAATTGGGTATTGACAAGAACAATCCATAGTGGTATATTATGATCAAGTCAATAAATGAGTATGAATTTGGTAGTCGCAAACCAAATGCAATTAACATTCTTCTTCTCATCAGCGACTTAGAGGGGTCTTATCAAAATCTTAAATATATGGGTTTTGAACAGGACATGAAAGTACTAGAGGAAATAAAAAGTAAGTACTATAAACTCTACTTCAGAACAAAGAAGGAAGAAAAACTCAATCCTCTATAGCTCAGTTGGTAGAGCGCGGAACTGTTAATTCTGTTGTCCCTGGTTCGAGTCCAGGTGGAGGAGTCGGGGTAGGTGTCCGAGTGGTTAATGGAGGTGGACTGTAAATCCACTGGCTCTGCCTACGTTGGTTCAAATCCAACCCTGCCCATACGCTCGAATAGCTCAGCGGTAGAGCACCTCCTTTACACGGAGATTGTCGGGGGTTCGATCCCCTCTTCGAGCATCTATAAAGTAAAGTATTATGAAAATACGTTGTAAAGAGTGCAACACAGAATTGTGTTCCCATGTAATAAAAACAGTGTGTTGTGGGTGTCCTAATATGGCATCTCTTAGGGGAGATGTGATATCCGCAAATGACTTGAGTAAGATTTTAATTATACAATCAAATACTGACAATAAAAAACCAGATCCTATATCTCAAGAAGATAAAGTCTGGCGGGAGAATCGTAGTAAGAGAAAGATTCGTAAGATAAACTTTGAAATTAAATAGGATGCATATCTAAGTCATCTCCTATAATTGCATATTGCATACCATCTTCTTTAACTTCTCCAAATTTAAATACTTTTTTGGACAGAATACTTCTGTGATGCGATCCTTCTTGTTTAGATTCATCAGTGAATCCCATATCAAATTTTATTCCTAAAGGGTGTGAGACAATAATATCTCCTGGTTGAGTATGAATTCCTCCCAACCATTCTCCTTTTAAGATAAGTTTACGAAATTTTTTAAATCCTGAAATTAAAATTCTTCCTCGTTCAGAAGGTGTAAAAAGATTTGGATCTGTAATATAGTCTGCTTCCCACCCCATCTCACCAACTCTTCCTGGGTTTTCGTATTTAATATTTTTAATTAGATGCTGCATTCTAATATTGATATCTTCATCAGACAAACCTAATCGTATAGAATCTTTTAATTCTATATCAAGGTAACTTTTTTTACTATAATATGGAATAATGAATGGACACAAATTTATTTGCCTATCGTCAAAAACGAATGGAATTTTAATTTGAAGTTTTTCGCCAGGTTCTAGTAATTCTTCATCGTAATGATGTCCCAAATTGGATAAATAATTATCGATTAAATTCATTGCAAGTCAACACTTCCATACATTATAACATGTTGACAAAAATGTTGCATATACATAGAATGGTTATGTATCCTATTGATACATACTAAGATTAGTATTCAAATGCAGGTTCCTACATCTCTTGTTGGGTTTTATTTTACCTTATTCTTATTAATTTGTTTAGTATGTTATGGTGGATATGAATCAACACTAAGATTATTTACTTATATTGAATTGCAATTGAGATATGCTATTGTTAGAATTAAGATAATGATTTTGAGTGCGAGAATTAGGAAACAACTTATTAAGGATACTGATAACTACTCAAAACTAATAAAGGAATTAAAAAATGGCCGATAAAGAGCTGTCTGATCTGTCGCTTAGCAGAAAAGAATGCCCAAAATGTGGTGCTGTTTGGATTAATGGGAATCATATCTGGAGAGGAACTGCCAATGAAGGTAGTGAGATAAACCTCGCAGGTTTAGTGTGTAATAAGTATGGAGACCAAACTTGCATCAATCCTATGAAAGGAGTAGAAGGTGGAGTTACTTGGGAAGATAGATTAAAAACACTTGAGGTTCTAGACAAAGAAATATAATGTTATTCAATAAACGACCAGATTATATAACCAAAGAACAAGCACAGGAGATGATTGACGATGCAATACGAAAGCATAATCGTAACGCTTCAATTATCTCTATGTGTGTTGGTTGGGTTGTTCTCGCACTTTTTGCTGAGGGTTTACTTCGACTCATTGGAGTAATACCACCACTGTTACCTTGGCTTAAAATTTCATTGTAATAGATGGCACCTAAATAAATTTGAAAATTTTTTAATATCTATGTTTGTTGATGACAAAATTAGTCTAATTGATCCAAAAATTTTTACCGACAATTATGGAAAGATTAGAGAGGATTACATAAAGAATCGTAATTATGATTTTTTTATTGATTATTCTCACACCTATGATATGACTGCAAATCCTGATGATGATTTTTTAGGATTTGATCTAACATTGACTGAAGAAAGTCCTTGGAAGATTTCCCCCCTCGTTTTTAATCGCAAGATTATTGGACGAACTCCCAAACAATGTAGGGAGTGCTTTACTACAAATCTTCTTCTCAGTCAACCAGTTCTCCCTGTCTTAGCAGTGTTCTCTATATTGGAACCTGGTGTAGAGTTAGAACCTCATAGTGATGGTGATCAAAGGATTGATGAGAACTATAAAGATTCTAGTGTAATTAAATATCATTTTAGTATTGATATACCATCAGATGGTGAGTGTGGGTTAGTGGTTAATAATGAAAAAAGAATTCTAAATAACGCTGATCTTAATATGTTTGATGAGAAGTTATCTGAACATTATGCTTACAACAAATCTGATAATCGTAGAGGAGTATTGATCGTATCTTATATTAGAGATGAAGTATTGACCTATTGATAAATTTTTGATATAATATAATTGATCTGCGGGGTGTAGCTCAGCTTGGTAGAGCACGCGCTTTGGGAGCGTGAGGCCGCAGGTTCAAATCCTGTCACCCCGATTTTGCTAAGTAAAAATGTACGTATCTGCATATACTCCTCCCGAACCAATTGATCAAGAATCACATAGAGTTGCTGACTCACCAGTGATGTATTACAGGGAAATAATCCCTGCAAAGTTAGTTGACATTATGGTTGATGAACTTAAAGAAATGGAGGAATTTAGAGTTGATTTTGAGGATGCTGGTGTTGGTGGAGATAGAGATGATCGAAATGATCATGCAGTAAGAAATTCAAAAGTTCATTGGTGGCCAGAGCATCACTGGGTCTGTAGTATAATGTCGCATTATATTGGACTTGCAAATAAACACTATTGGGAATATGACTGCAGTTTTATGGAGAGCATTCAGGTATCTGTATATGAAGCGGGTGGGCATTATGCTTGGCATAGTGACTATGGTACATCTAGTGACACCAACTTTACTAGGAAACTTAGTGCAAGTCTTTTAGTTAGTGAACCAAGTGAATATATAGGAGGAGATTTGGAGTTTATTGATTATCATGGTAATCTAGTTAAATCTCCTAAGGAGAAAGGATCTATTATTGTGTTTGACTCTAGAGCTCCTCATAGAGTTGCTCCTGTAACGCATGGTAGAAGAGTCTCTCTTGTTACGTGGATGTATGGACCTAAATTACGATGATTAATACTCCCTGGCCAACTTTTTCTAATCCCCCATTTAAAAAAATAAAACTTGATCCTGAGTTATTATTTGATATTCTTTTAGAATATAATAAATGTAGATTCAATGAAATTTGTGATCAATCTTACTACGAGACACAATATGATGCCTATGTTTGTGAGGGGTCTATTTCTGCATTAAACAACGATAATCCTTTTACGTTGTGTTCTTTTGTTCCTGAAGAAAAATTTGAGGAATGGAATAAGAATCTTCAACCGATCGCTG